ACCGCAAGACTCTCTGAACTTTCCAGTCCAGAAAGACTTGCCGGCATTAACTCGAAACCCAAAAGTTTCGAGCATGTCGACAACGGAGTGCACGTAGTCCTTGGGAACGATAATATCGTCCCCGAAGACACGCACCTTACCCACATATGGTTTTACCATTCTGCGGGTAAGCGGTGAGTTGAGCTCACGCTCTATCCCTAGGAAGATTATGGTCAAAAAGACCATAGCCTCCATGGGAAAAGTGAGAGCTGAACCCATAGACGCGAACTTGGCCAAGCGTACGATAGAATGGCCAGGAACATCAGCCTTCCGAGATCTGGAAGCGTCAACCGCCCGATGCAAATGTGGGTGGTTGCGCAATAGACCTCGTACGAGCTGATTAGAGACACGATCAGATGCTTCACTCAAATCGAGTGTCGCGAGATTGCCTTTCAGCGATCCCTCGAGTGCCATGGACTGGTTTAGTCCTTGGTCCTCGACTCTGAACATGGACGCAACCCAGGGAGAGTTCTTTCGAACTTGACCTGAGAAACGTGCCTCCAGAATCGCCTCGAGGATACCCTGCTGTGCGTACTGCATAGCAGTAGGTTCCACCGCGATGATTCTGGGTGTCTTTTGTGTCTTAGGAACTGAGATGACCCGTACGGGCTTCTCAGATCCGGGTTCGAGGAGGGTAACATCGTCGAGCTGGCTGTAATAACTCCAGCTTGGAAGCAGAAATTCCCCAGAAGGGAAGATCTCTTCCAGACGATCGGTCCAGGTAGACTGCCGATACTTCGCGTTTCCGCGGAGTTTATCAGCTGTCGCACCTGGGCCGTGTTTAGGCGTAATCTCACCGTAGTAAACCTTTCGGTCAACTTCGGTAAGAAGATCCCTAAACAGGATAGCACCAACGCGATTGAAATCAGCCATGTCGGCTGACGACAATTTTGCGTCATGTGCTTTCACCTCCTTCTCACACTCAATGTAGCTGGACATAGCAGCCCTCTCACGTGCATCACTGCACTTGAGTTGGATCTTGGCAAACATCAGCGTAAGCTGACGAATGCTTCGAATTGCATCTATGTCTGGCTCATCGAGCAAGACACCACTAGAACGGTCAAATACACGATCGAGGAAACCTCCTAGAAATAGGGGGAGACCTGCTCTCCAGGTAAAACCCTGGAAGAGACTGCGATCGACCTTCATTTGGTCTAGACCTTTTTCGAGGTCCTTTCCGAACGTAGGTAGGGTTATCGTGAGAAACGACAACCCCTCGTATTTAGACCGACGTTCGACTGTTTTGCAGTCGAAGGTGGCGCTAGTGCAACATCTACTGGCACACTCGTGTGCCAGTTTCATCCAGAGCATCGTCAGGCTTTTCAAAGCCCCTCCTTAAATAGAGGTGGTCTTTCCTTAGCCATGACGTATGGTCGGGCCGCCGACCGTCCGCTTCATGCGGACGGCCGGAAAACCCGATCACATATCTCTACCAGGTTCTCCAAATATAAAGGAGAAATCCAATAGAGATGACCAAGAGCATTGCGCTAAACCACGCCTCCATGATGGTCATTCAAGACCTCATGTTCAGACGTGGTATATAGAGCGTGCTCAAGACTCACCACCGAGCAATTTGGTGATGAGCAGGTCCGAAGACGCTGTAAACGCGGTTTTAAAACCCGTGTAGACAGCGAGAGCCTCGGCATTCGTATATCCGACGACTGGAAGATCGAAGACGATGTAATTACTCATCGACACTTCGACGTTCTGCGCCGGAATAAACGGATCCGGGGACACCTTCGTGTGATCAACCCTAAGAACTCGCCTCGTCCGACGCCCGTAGGCGTTGGACGATTTGAGATCTATAAGGCCGTCAGCACTCGAGTATTCAGACGCTCCAACCCCGGTAGAAACCCGGGGAAGGGGAGTCGTCACACCCGAGATGGTGATCGACTGAGGGTCGGCATATGCCATAGCGTGCTCCTTGCGCTGGAATCATTCCAGCAATTGGTGTTTTGACAGTACAAACTGTCAGCTGTTGCGGGTAATACCCACAGCAGCCGCAATGGCACCTTGGAGTGGTGACAAGCCATCCCAAGTTGTGCCAAACCCAAAGGGGCTTGCAGGTATCCTCTTCTTGGTTTCACTAACCATAGTAAGAGGTGGTACCTTTAGACGAGGCGCTCCTACAATTCCGGAGCTCCCTTCTAAGGTATAGATATACTTCGAAACAGTATGTTCCATTGTATATCCGTACCGCAAGACCAGGCCTTGAGTGGCGATAGCAGAGAGATTATGTACAACATCTCCTGCATTCGTTACCCAATCAACGGCCCAGCTCCATGGGGCTAACTCCCAGAGTGTTTCTGGCGTTAGTGATGTGCCCAACAATTTCTGGGCATCTCCGCCGTAACCTATCAACTTCTTCCAGTTGTCTTGACTGGAAGGGATATGATAGGTAAATGCGCCGGAGAACCACGAACGACGAGATACAACGTGTCTTCTCGTGAGCGTCCCCAAAGGAACTATACTAGTGTCAGTCAATAGCGTACCGTTACCCGATTGGGCAAAGGTATTGCCGATCGTGACATTAGATATAGTTTCCTCTACAGGTGGACTGTTGTAACGTCTCCTAACGATGTTGCCGCTGTCACGCTCGTACTGTTCAAGAACAGTTTGAGCATGGCTTACGGCAGATGCGAATTTCTTCACATCATTCATCAGAGGGAGCCAACCGAACACGGCGTTGAGAAACTCATCGCCTGCCCTAACAAGGGCGTTCGCTTTGGTCTCCCACGTTCTCAGCCCTGGCAAGGATGGCAAGCCATCCTTGATCAGTTCGCCGAGAAACGTAGAGGCGTCAGCAACAGCGTTGGTGGGCTCGCATCTCGCAATCTGGGTAGTCCCGGTTTCTTTCATATCATCGTCAGATGATATGGAATAACCAGGGTATCCAGCTGTGAGACCCGCGGTGGCGCAAAAGGGTCCAGTGTACTCATATTCGAGTGAACTGGAGACTTTGCGGTAAGCCTTTACTGAGCCGGAGAAACCTCCAGCACAGTATTGCTTCTGCGTTAAAAACGCACCACCGATATCCCCATGGTAGCCAGTTTTACTTGGCGGCCAGGGGTGCCCGCTCGACTCAGTTCTCTGAGTCCCTTTGAACGAGACATTCGTCTTAATTTTGTCCGTGACATTTCCATGTCCGTCCATTTTAAGACGTTTGCCACTGAAACCAGTGGCACCATACGGACGAGTCCGTATGTGCTTGTTCTTTGGCACCTGTAGCTCCTCTGGATGTTCATCTAAGCAGTTCGCTTAGGGTGATAAATGCACTGCGTTGGCCTGCTCCGCTAGGAGCA